TGCACCACCAGGACTGGGCGTACAGAACGCCGTCGACTTCCTCAAGTCCGTTGATGTTGATGCCGAGCTGGGCCATGCCGTTGACCTTGGCGTCGTGCAGGCGCGGGATGATGTCGGGCCCAGGCGTTGGGTTGAACACCCATGCCTGGGTAGATACCCGGCCCAGCGGCTCACTGTGATGGTCACCAATGTGGACGTCTGCCCGCAAAGGCTCCACTTTCCTGAGCTGATCGGCTGGGAGGGCCGCGCCATTCACGCGTCGGCGAACGAGGATGAAATACATAGGGCACCGATACTGTATGAATAAACAGTATCGTATAGACGGATTCGGTCGTGGGCAATTGCCGATCAGCGGATCAGTGAAGAGGCGGCAAATCCTTGCCGCGCATCGTGGCAATCACCCGAAGCTGATAATCGGACACTACCTGGAACAGCGACTCGGCCAATACGCGCAACCGCTCGATCTCTTCCGCCGGCGCACCGCGATCTTGGGCTTGGTGATACTCCCGCATGGCGTCGACAGCCTGCTGCATAAGGGGCTCGACTGACTCAATCATGCCTTCAATTGACCGTTTCACAGTTCTACTCAATAGCGCGACACGAAATAAGGTCCAGTTAAAAATCAATTATTTTGTTTCAAGCGGAGGCTTAGCAACCATTAACATATCAGGTGCCAAATAATACATAACACCTATAGCAACTACAGATACTACAGCCGTCAACACCAATGCAAACCATGCAATCCCAGTGTACTTCAACGTATTGAACTGCCAGCCAATCATAACATTGAACCCAACCAAAAGGGACCAAAAAATCACAACGAGCGCAGCGGCTGAAACAGCACTACCGGCCTTAGAAAAAACGTTAATTGATACTGTAATGAACGCAAAGAATGATACAAACATAGAAAGTGCCGCAATAGCGCTACCCTTGATATTAGCAATATCACTTTCCAATTGGCCTTGCATTTTAACTGATGTTTCGAGCCCTCCCTTGATTGAAGCCAGCATGCTAGTAGCCTCGGCTAACATCTTCGCAGTTTTAGCCTCCGCCTGGCTAGCAGTTGCTAAGCGCTCAGCAACAATCTGCTCAGTTTTGGCCACTGCAACACTTGCAGCCATCGAGGCGATTTCCTCAAAGCTCATCCGCCCCATTTCGGCAGTTTCTGAGTCGTTGAGTGTCTTAGCGCCCGCAGTGCTTGAATTAGATGTAGTTGCGGTGGCGCTCCCATCATAATTGAAAGAGGCCGTACCTTTCGTGCTTCCATCAGTACGACGAACCATTATCTTGCCCCCGCAAATTCTGCGATACTTTCATCTGTAAGCAACGCATTAGCGGACTGGACAAAATTTATCACTTTGACTCGGTTTATTATGCCCTGCCCGGGATTCACATTCAGATCTCTCAATGCAACCAAGCCAGGCTCTGCCCCGCGAATCACTCCGCTGCTAACACTATACACGTCCTTGCAATTAAGCCCCGAAACATTCGCATCGTATACCCCATTAACTGTAAAGTCCGAAAGACCTTCAGACCTTGCGCCGTTGAAGCATTTCAACAAAAGCAATTCAGGATTATTCATGACATGATAAAAGCGACGCAAGATCCCGACTCTTGAGTACTCAACAGGGAAGTCATCAAGCACATCCAGCAAAAGATAAAAGTTTTCAAAAAACAGATTCTCATCTGAGTTCTCGATTCCGAATGCTAGGTCGAGAGTCAGATCAATACGTGCAGGGCTCATGGTCAGTTGAAATCCGGCCTCCGTCTGAATCTGCAATCTCGGAATCTCATCAGGCATGCCAGGAAAGTCGGGAAGGAGAGTGGGCGTGAATGATCCCATCTTCATCTTCTTGCGACAGGCGACGCTGAGCTCATCAGCCATTATCTTTCCGCTATTTATGTAAATAGCGACTTGAAAGGCAAATGTTGTCAGATTAGGAAACATATCAGTCCTTTAAATCAACTGTGGGCAATGCCTTGGTCGGCTTGTCAAGGGGTCAGTGCATCATATGATCGCTGACACGCTAACCCGGCTATTCTGGCGCGATCATACTCCTTCGCCAACTCTCCCGCTCGCGCATCAGCCCGTGTGAGCAGGACGGAGAGCACCATGGCGGCGCGGGTGGCTGCCTCGCCTCTGGTGACAGCGGCGGTATCCGTGCCGGGGCAACTGACGGTGGCAGCGAGCTGGCGGGTGTCACTGCGCAGCCGCTGGCCAGCAGCATGGGCGTCAGCAGCGCCAGCATCAGCAATCGTTCTTTCCTCATGGGCCTGTAGCCTCGCCTCTTGCTGCGCATCTGCGCTCCTATGTTCTTCCTGGCGCGCCGATCGCTCACCAATCACTTCGGCGAGCCGGTCGCCGCTGTCCCGCTTCGCTGATTGCTGGCCGGCCTGGGCAAGCTCCACTGAGCGACCGTGCTCATTGGCCGTCCAGTGGGAGACCAACAGCACCAGCACTGCAGCGCACCCAACCCAAGGGCTCATGAAGTCAGGGCCCGCCGCACGCCCTCATCGATCACCTCGGCCTTGTAGGGGTTGCCGCCGTTCTCGTGGACGATGATGCCCACAACAGCCTCACGCAGAACCTGCGGCTTGGAGATATCGATGGAGTCGCGGACACCCACTCCGAGGCGCCTGGCGATGGCCTGAGCATAGGCCAAGGTGTTGTTCTCGCTAGACGGCGCCCAGCGGCTGATGAACTCCAGCGGGGTATCAATGCCGGGCCGCCCAACACCAGGCATGCCGTCCTTGCCACGATAGTTGAGCAGTAGCTTGGCCAAGGCCCGGATGCCGTTCTCGGCTTGGTCAAAGCGGGCGAAGCGCGGCTTGGCCACGCCCTCCTCTATGCCCAGCTGGCCCTGCCAAGCGTTCCGTGGGTTGAAGTCGATGTTGCCTGGATTGTTGTTTCGAACGCCGCGAGGAGTTGCCATCATGCTGGCTCCTCCGCCGGCACCTGCGGCTCGACCTCAGCAGGCTCTTGGGCGGTGACGGTCACCTCTGCCTTGAACACTTTGAGGATCTTCGCGGTGGACAGGACAACCCGAGGATTGGTCTGCAGCTCTTGGGTGGCAGCCGCTTCGGCTTCAACGTCTGTAGCGAACTGGCGCTTGTTCAGTGGGTTGAAGTCGTTTGTGGTGTCGATGACGATGAAAGGCATGAATTTTCTCCGGGCAAAAAAATACCGCCGTATGGCGGTTGGGTTTGGGTGTTGCGGTGAGTCAGGCCGGCACTTCGGGCCAGTCGATCTCGTCGGGATAACCTGGCTGTTCAACCAAGCGATTGAGGGCGACACGGTAGCGCTTCCAGGCTTTCAACGCCTCGGCCTCTTCGGGAGTGGCGTCCTCCAAGTCCACTGCGTCCTGCAGCGGTGCTATGGCCGCATCCGCCAACTGCCGGTGCTGGGCGATTTCGGCGATAACAGAAGACAACTGTTCCTCCCTGGCAGCCTGAGCCTTGTCCTCAGCGGTGATAACCTGGCTCCAATCGATAACCGCATAACCTTGAGCCGGCGCAAGCTGCTCAGCCTCGGGGATCGGCAGCGCGATCAAACCATCAGCCGGCGCCACGATGTCTGACGGATACCGAGCAGCATGGTTGGCTTCCTCAAGAAGCGGTAGCAGTAGTGTCAGAACCAGCTCGCCACCGGTGCGCTCCACCGGCGAGACGATCCACTCGCACCCGGTAGCGTCGGCGGAGAGCGTAGCCCCATCTGGCAGTTGAGTGAAATCCAGCGTCAACCCATTGATTGTCAGGCTGTCGCCTTGTTTGTAAACAGTCAGCGCTTGCCCCAAGAAGAACACGGGAGATAATTTCAGCCTCATCAGTACCACCTTCCAGTAGCAGTCCACCCTATGTAACACGATTGACCAGGCGACCATGCGCCCTCAATCAGCATCCCGGAATTGCTGGTCGCGCAGCCACTGAGCCGGTTGATCTGAATGCTGTTGTTCGATACTGGATAAGCCATCGTGACTTGCGTCGAGATCTTCGGGTTCGCGGTACTGACAAAACCAGTAAATGCTGCCGGGAACGTGATTCCTGCGCTGGTCGGCGCCAGCGACGCTCCGTTATGGGTCATGCTGGCCATCCCCCAACAGATCTGAGTGCCGTCCGCAAAGCGGATGAACTCACCATTGGCATTGCTGCCACGCTGTATCACGGCACCGGTCGGTATTCCGGAGGCTTGCCCTACCGAACCGACGATGTTGGCCCTGTTAAAAGCGGTTGCAATGAAGTTGTAGAGCTCGTCGAAGTTCGCAATCGCCTTCAACCAAGCGCTTCGACGGTCGTCCCCGCCGACGCCGCTTGGCGCAGTACCAAGATTAATTACTTGTTTTGCCATGCTGACTCCTTCAAAGAGGCTTCATCGGGCGCGAAGCGAACAATGTGCGCCCGTTTGCTGTAAGCGGGTTGATGCCTGATCCGTTATCGCAGTACATCTGCAAGACGGAGCGATTGCCAGGCAGGAATCCGCCGTAATTTGCGCGCAGTGGCTGGGTTGTCTGCCCAATGTTTGTTACAGAAAACAACGCATTGGCCAGAACATAGTCCTGATAGCTCCCTGTCCAGGGCATCTGCTGACTTGGCGAGTAATAGGCTCCACCCACAATCGGTTCACCCGCTTGAACAAATGAGCTTGAGGCTGGCTGCCCATTGAGCAGAGCGAGGTTGGCGGTGGTGACAAAGGTCCTGCTACCTGCGCTGTTCCGGACCGATGCCCCGAACTCTCCCGGTGGCGTGGATGGCGTCAGGTAGCTCGCGCAATACCAGTTGATCATCATCGGATAGAGTGCAGTTTCGCCATGTGCCACTTGATTATTCCAGGCCTTCAGCCGAAACCCCGTCCAGTTCCCAGGGCTACCCTTCACCGAAAAATTACCCACCATCATGTAGTTGTCAGCGTTCAGGAAGACCAGAGGCCGCTCATACGTGGTGATGGGCGCGGGAAAGGTCACGTCAGCCCACTGAATCTGGTTTCCACTCCCCGGCCCTTGGAATCCAATGTTGAACCTCCCGTTGTAGCGAACCGTCAGCACCTGGTTGACCGAATCGATCTGCGTTCGAATGTTGTTGTTCAAGGCGCGGATGCCATAAGAGCCCGGTGCCGCGAATGGCTCGCCACCCAAAGAGAGAATCAGCACTTGCCAAGTTCGGGTATAGGGCTGCCGCAGCTGCAACTGCCCCGCGGAGAACCAGGCCTGAGGGCTGGTGGTGTTCTCTCCTCCGTCATACAGCGCGTCCACGACCACGAAGGATTGCGCCTGGATCTCGGGAATCGAGATGTACTGGTCGAATTCGCCGTTGCCGGTCACCTGCATCATCTTCAGAGATCGCACCGTGGTGATGGTTGTATCGAGGGTAATGGCCCCGGACGCATCCCGCGTCCGGAGCCCGTAAAGATCAGCCATCAGGTAAGCCTCCCTACCGCCGTACGCTCGATGCCGTTGGCGTCATAGACGTACAGGCCGCCGTTGTTCAGGAGCGTGGAGCCGTTGCCGTCCTGACCGCGCACGGTAAAGGCACCTGTCACCAGGTTGATCTCAATGAGCGGCAGGCCTTGAGAGTTGACCGCCTGGGACCTCAGCGTCATTCCGAGGACCAGGTTCTGGATGAAGGCCTGATTGATCACTGCCTGGTTAATGAATACCTGACCGTTCGATACCACGAACGGAAGGGTCATCTGACCAGATGCCTCATCCACAATCGCGAAGCGCTGGGCATAGGCCAAGATTTCGGCTGTCTCACCATCACTGCCCAGAGCCAAGCCCGCCATTACCCGGCGTCCACCAGAGACGGTTTCAGCTTTGATGGTAGTCATTGCCGAAACCTTACCGTCAACTCCCGCAATGGTTTCGCTGACCTGCTGCACAGAGGCGCTGACATCACCCACTTGCGACTGGACCGTATCCACCCGCTTGCCCATGGCAACGCCATCCTCGATCCGAGCCGACTGCTCGGTCCAGACACCAACCAGGCTGCCGGTGGCACCAGCCAAACCGGTGCTGTCGCCCTCCATTTCCGGGTTCACCTGAACATACAGCCCATCCAAGCGGCTGGCCTGCGCGGTGATCGCCGTCCCTTGCTGGTTCACCGTGGTGTTCAGTTGGCTGATGGCCGTGGCCTGACCACTCACCGCCCGCGCGGAAGGGCCCGCTACGAACGGCGAGGGCGTGTTGCTCTCCCCCACCCGCTTCTCGATCATCACCGAATCGATGATGGCCGTGAGCCCGGAAACAGCGCTCATGTTGAAGTAGATGGTGATGCCGACCTTGGCGCTATCTGTGACGGTGACCGGGAAGGTCACGCGTGTCCGCGTCGTCGGCAGGGCAAGCGTGGGCCCATACCGATGCGTACCGTTGTACAGCGAGACACGCCCGTTGGTGGCAGCGCTGCACTGGATGTACATAGACACCAGGTACACGCCAGGCTCGATCCGCACGTTCCAGCCAGCCAGGTTGTTGGTCGGGCTCAGCATGAGGAAGCTATTGGTGCTGCTCCCAGCCAGGTAGCCGAAGCCGGAGTCAGCGTCCGGCACGGCTACGCCTTCTCGCGTCACACCACTGCCGACGGCCGTAGCCGGAAGCGTGGTAGAAGTCAGCCAGCTGTAGTCATCCGCCAGCAGGTTGGAGCCACTTCCCCCGATCCCGCTTATGGAGCTTTGCAGTTGAGTAACTGCTTGACCCTGCGAGCTCAGCGTGTTGCCCTGCTGTGTCACGGTACCCTGCAGGCTCTGCAGCGCAGTGTTGTCCGCCTTGCCCGCCACAGCGTTGTTCAGCTGGGTGATGGCAGATCCTTGGCTGGAGACCGTCCCCTCCGTCACCGAAACACGGGCGTCGACCGATTGCAGTGCGCTGGCCTGGGCATTGTCCTGACCGGCGCGCTTACGTGCAATTGGCGAGGACAGGAACACATCGGTGGCATCACCCACCGACACGCGGAAGGTCATCGCCATACGCACGCATCCAGCCGGCACGGTGGCCTGCCCAGTCAGCTTCGTCCAGGTTTGCGCAACGTTTGTGAGACGAACCCCATCGCCCGCTGCAACCACCCAGTTGTGACCGACGCTCGTGCCTTCGAGATCATAGAACTGAATCCACAACCCATGCTGACGCGCCACTGAGCTGTAGGCATACAGCTCGAAGTCATAGACCTCGCCGCCCGCAACAGAGATTTGCGAAGTCACCGCATTCTCGGGAGGCCGGACGTTGAGGGCGCTTTGAAAGCCCAGGTAGTTGTTGCCGGTAGACGTTGCCACGGGCCACTTCACCACCCGGGGCGACGGCGCCCCAGATGGGACCGAGGCGTCATTGCGCGCCAGCACGGCGAACGCTGGAGAGCCAGAGAACACCGGGCCATCTGCGAATGCCGGGTTGAACAGCAGGTTTTCAGCCGACAGAACGCCAACCGATGCCTTGATGTTGGTGATCTCGCTTCCTTGCGCCGTGATTGTCGATCCCTGCTGGGTGACCGTGTTGGTCAGTGCCTGGACCGTTGATGCGTCAGCCTTGGCGGCAACCTGGCTCAAAGCGCTTGCTGCAGCAGTGGCGGCGTCCGTTGCCACCTTGTCCGTCACCGCCACCCAGGCGCTGCCGCTCCACCGCTTGGGTGTGTTGGCGTTGCCCGTGGTATCGATCCAGAGGTTCTGCGCCAAGCGGTCAGCCGTGGCCGGCGTCGCGCTCTGGATGATCACTTTACCCTTGCCACCGGCCAAGTCCGAAGCTGCCTGCGCGGCCTGCTGCGCTGCAGTGACGTTCTGGTTGGTGGTGGAGAGGCTGTTGGTCAGGCCCGTGATTGCAGAGCCCTGGGAGGTCAACCCCAGCTCAGTCTGGCTCACCCGGGAATCAAGCTGCTGCGTGGCAGATGCAAGTGCCGCTTCGCCAGCCCCCTGCCTGGCGATTTTCAAGTTCGCGACCCACATCTTGAAGCCGACGACGGCAGGACCGTCAGGCACCACATACAACGAAATTTCGGTTGTCTGAGCTGGCACAGTCACTTGAACGCCAAGCTTCTGCCACCCACCATCAGCAGCCCTGTAGCCGAGGATTCGAACGTTGCCGCTGACGCTGGTAGCACCGTCGATCCAGTACGTGATAGCGATCTTGCCCGCGTTGGTCGTCGCATGTTCGCAGAACATCTGGCATTCCACGTTAAGGACTTCCCCCGGCGTCGCGGCGGTGCGCACGCTGCCGTTGGTGAACACCAGCGCCTGACCGCCCCATCCAGATACATCCCGCAACTTGGACATACAAAGCAGTCGATTCGCAGGTGCTGCAGCTGGTACACCCACATCCGTCTTGCTGAAATACTCCATCTTGAAGTCAGCGGTGCTGTTGTGGACCAAATCGCCGGTCGCGTTGAAGTCGGGGTTACGCAGCAGATTGTCCTGCGATGAGTTGCCAACCGATGTCTGGATGTTGGTAATCGCCTGCCCCTGGGCGGTCACCGTCTGCCCCTGCTGCGAAACTGTGTTGCTTAGTTGTTGCACAGTCGAGGCATCGGCTTTCGTCGCCACTTGGGACAGCGCACTGGCTGCCGCCGAAGCTGCATCCGTGGCCACCTTGTCGGTAACCGCCACCCATGCAGTTCCGCTCCAGCGTTTCGGCGTGTTAGCGCTGCCGGTTGTATCAATCCAGAGGTTCTGCGGCAGGCGATCCGCTACTGCCGGGACCGTGGCCTGATACATCACCTTACCCTTCCCACCCGCAAGATCGGACGCCGCCTGTGCTGCTTGTTGGGCAGCAGTGACGTTCTGATTGGTCGTGGTCAGGCTGTTTTGCAGGCCGGTCAGCGCAATCCCTTGCGAGGTCAGCCCCGTTTCCGTCTGCACCACCCGAGCATCGAGCTGGTTGACCGAGTTAGCCAAAGCACCGATCTGACCAGCACTGTTGCCAATGTTGAAGGTCGACGGGGTTGTGCCGGCACCGACCTGCTCCTCGAGCATGATGCGGTCTACCAGCACCGCTATCCCATCCTTCGGGTTGGGCGACGCAGATATGCAGACCACCATCCGGTCAGCTACGAAAGCAGTGCTGGTCAGGTCAAAAACGGCGCTGTACCGGCCCCACTGATCAGTAATGGCGACGTCCTGACCAGGTGCGAACCTCACGGCACCGTCGGCAGCAATAGTCCGCAGGCTGACCTGCATCTGCTTGGACCCAGAAGTACTTTTGGCGTCCCAAGCCAGGATGTACTTCTTGTTTTTGAGGGCAATATTTGCCCCCGAGTAGATATTGCTCGGCGCAAAGTACGTGGTGCCGGTACCGGAGGTCTGAAGCAAGCGCAGCACATAGCCGTTGAAACCGTGCGGATCAGCTTCAACCGTGGCAGCCTGGCCCCCGCCCATCACCAGAGCGGGTACTGCCGGGCCAAACACAGCGTATTCGGCTGGCACCAGGTTGGCCCCGTTGCCCGCGATATCGCCCACCGCTGCCTGCACATTAGTTAGCGCGGATCCCTGCGCTTCGATCTTGCCTTCAGCGCTGGTTACACGGGTACCCAAGTTGTTCACCGCAGTTGCATCGGCCTTGGTCTGAGCCACGGCCAGAGCGTTAGCGGCCGCAGCTGCCGCATCCGTGGCCACTTTGTCCGTTACCGCTACCCAGGCAGACCCACTCCAGCGCTTAGGCGTGTTGGCGCCGCCGGTGGTGTCGATCCACAGGTTTTGCGCGAGGCGGTCAAGCACCGCAGGGGTAGCTGTTTGCACGATCACCTTGCCCTTGCTGCCCGCCAGGTCGGATGCCGCCTGGGCAGCCTGCTGCGCGGCGGTGACGTTTTGGTTCGTAGTCGTCAGGCTGCTCTGCAGGGAGATGATCGACGAGCTCTGCGAGGTCAGGCCGGCCTCGTTCTGCGCGACCCGCGCATCCAGAGACTGCGTAGCAGACGCCAGCGCATTGGTCTGGGCGGCACGCTTGCGTACAGCCGGGGCGGCCATGTAAGCAACCAAGGCGTCGCCGGTAGACATGCGAACCGTCATCGCCATGCGCACGGCGCCGGCCGGGACCGTCACCATACCCGTCAGCTTCACCCACTGACCTGCGATGGTGGCAATGTTGAGGCCATCCCCGCCCTGCTGGACCCAGCCATGGGTAACAGAGGATCCGTCCAATGCGTAGTACTGCGCCCACAGGCCGAACTGCCTCACCTTCTCGCTGTGCAGCACCAGTTCGAAGTCGTAAACCTCGCCGGCCGCCACAGCGATCTGGGTCGCGTTGGAGCTCTCAGGAGGCCTGACGTTGAGGGCAGACGTAAATCCAACATAGGTGTTCCCCGTACTGGCGGGCACGTCCCACTTCACCACGCGCGCCGTGGGAGCCAGTGTCGGCACGCTGGAATCGTTTCGGTTCAGCACCAGGATGCCGGGCTGAGCGTTGACGCCGTTGCTACTGGAGAAAGATGGGTCCAGCAGCAGGTTCTCACCGGAGATGTTCCCGATGCTGGCCTGAATGTTCGTGAGGGCCTGGCCTTGGGCGGTGATCGTGCTGCCTTGCTGGGTCACCGTGTTGGACAGCGCGGTCACTGTTGAGGCGTCGGCCTTGGTCTGCGCCAGCGCGCTTGCTGCAGCAGCGGCAGCCGCCGCATCAGTGGCCACTTTATCGGTCACAGCCACCCAGGCACTACCGTTCCAGCGTTTCGGAGTGTTGGCGTTGCCGGTGGTGTCGATCCAGAGGTTCTGGGCCGCCCGATCAGCAACCGCCGGTGTGGTTGCCTGGAACAGCACCTTGCCTTTGCCGCCGGCCAGATCCGAAGCGGACTGGGCTGCCTGCTGGGCCGTCGTGACGTTCTGGTTGGTGGTGGTCAAGCTGTTGTTGAGGCCAGTGAGTGCCTGGCCTTGCGACGTGATGGTGTTGCCCTGCTGAGTCACGGTCGTGGACAGCGATTCAACAGCCGAGGCATCGGCTTTGGTCTGCGCGACCGACAATGCATTGGCCGCGGCGGCTGCCGCATCGGTCGCCACCTTGTCCGTCACCGCCACCCAGGCACTACCAGTCCACCGCTTGGGTGTGTTGGCGTTGCCTGTGGTATCGATCCAAAGGTTCTGCGCCAGTCGATCAGCGGCAGCCGGGGCAGCAGATTGCACGATCACTTTGCCCTTCCCGCCCGCCAGGGTGGACGCATCCTGCGCAGCCTGCTGGGCGGCCGACACGTTCTGGTTGGTCGTGACCAGACTGTTCTGCAGGCCGGTCATGGCCTGGCCTTGCGACGTAATTACGCCCTCGGCGTCAGTGACCCGGGTCGACAGATTGTTGACCACCGAGGCGTCGGCCTTTGTCTGCGCCACGGTCAGCGCGTTCGCTGCTGCCGCCGCTGCATCCGTCGCGACCTTGTCGGTGACCGCTACCCAGGCGGTGCCACTCCAGCGCTTTGGTGTGTTCGCGTTGCCGGTGGTGTCGATCCACAGGTTCTGCGGCAGGCGATCAGCCACAGCCGGCGCTGCAGCCTGGACAATGACCTTACCCTTGCCGCCCGCGAGGGTCGCCGCATCCTGCGCCGCTTGCTGAGCCGCCGTGACGTTCTGGTTGGTGGTGGTCAGGCTGGACTGCAAGCCGGTGAGCTGGGTGGCTTGCGAAGTGGTGGTGCCCTCCAGGTTGGTAA